GACAAACAAGTTTTCTGCTGAAATCTTCTTGCCCATTGGCATTAACAAGTCCAAATAGTCAACTAGCAATACGTCAACTTTACGTCCTAGTTTGATTTCATACTCTTTCAAATATGCACGAATGTCGTTGGTAGTCTTACCACTTGGCATGTACTTGATCTGATATGTACCAGACTTCTTACCAACCATCTTAACTTTCATTTCTACGTCATCTAAGTTTTTAAACACATCCTTAGTTGCCATTCCTGTTACCATTGCATCCATACGCATGGCAACAAGTTCTTCACTAAGTTCTAATGTTAAGTATACTACATTCATCCCCACTTGTGCAAAGTTAATACCTAAGTTAGCCAAGAATAACGACTTACCTGCTCCTGATCCGCCTGCAAAAATATTAAGCTCGCCTCTGTTAAATCCACCAAACAATTTGTCGTCGACTGACTTCCATCCAGTAGATACTTGTCCGTTTTTATCTTTAATCTTCATCAGTCGAGCACGTGGATCTAACCAATAGTCAGTGCCTAAGTCACGTTGCAATCCTACTTGTACTGCTTGTTTAATCTTTTCTTCTACTGATCCATACTCGCCTTTTTCCAGCAAGTCTGCACTTTCAAGAATGGCTTTTTCTAAACCTTTGTGGCGGGTAAAAGTTTCAAAGTCATTAAGCAACCAATCAAAGTGCTCTTCACGTAAGTCATGTGGAACTTTAAGATTTGTTCCAGTCGCCGCATTGATAATTTCTTCTGTAGGAACAACTGAATGTTCCTCAATATACTGACTCATAAACTCAGCCGCAGTCTGTAGTTTACGATCAAATAATGTGTGATCAAATATACCTTGGCATCTACTAAATGTTGCGGCATCTGCCAGCATCATTTCTAAATAAACTTTTTGTATGTCGTAACCGTAATCTGTATTTTGTTTCATATAGTCTATTATAACACCTAGTTAAACACTTTAACACCGTATTGATGTTCAAAGTTTTTTGCATCTGCATGATCATTTACCATCGGCTTTCCTTTAATATTTAAACTAGTATTAAGTAACATTGGACATCCTGTTTCTTTATACCATTCTTCTAAGAGCAGTCTAAACGGACTTCCATCGTCCGGTACAGTTTGTACACGGCTAGTTCCATCACGATGAATGATAGCAGGATAGTGGTTAGGATGTCTGCAACGAGCAATGACCTGCATATATCTACTAGTATCCCAACCATTAGGCATATCAAAGTACATGTCAACATGCTCTTCGAGTATTGCCGGAGCAAATGGTCTAAATTGTTGTCGTTGTTTAATTGCATTTACGGTATCCTTGATATCTTCACCGCGTGGGTCTGCTAGTAAACTTCTATTACCCAATGCACGTGGGCCAAACTCTGCAGGCCCTCTTGCTAGTCCACAAATCTTATCTGTTACTAGATAATTAACAATTTCTGCGTTAGTTGACTTTGATCCCATATCATAACCTAAATACGGAGTAAACTCTTTAGGATCAATAGCCCAGCTTGGATTCTTTGCCAATACTGCACCGATAGCACTACCAGCATCGCCGGGGTTAGGCATGATCCATGTAGTATCAAAATACTTGCCAGTTAGTCTATTAGCACTACAATTTAACGCACACCCGCCCATTAGAACTAGCTTGCGTGAGCCGGTTAAACTTACTGCTTGTTGTAGTACACGTTCGAAAGCCATTTCATATACTACCTGTGTAGCGGCCGCTATATCAAATGTGTCATTGACTATCAAGTCTGGGCGCCAGTCAGTGCATCCTCGATGCAAGTTCTTCTTAATTCTAAATGGGTGTTGATAATCATCGTTGGGTAAATGTACAAAGTCATCGAGTATATCTCTAGTGAGTTTGTCAGCATTGCCGTAGGCCGCCATCCCCATTAGAATGTATTCATCTTCGTTAGGTTTTAAGTGGCAACGCTGGGTCATTGCACTATAAAATAATCCTAAACTATTTGGATATTCTAACGTAGTTAGTTTTCTTAATACTTTTCCGTTGCCTTCCCAAACACTATATGTTGTAAATTCTCCAATAGCATCTAATACTACTACACACGCATTATCGAATCCACTGGTGTAATAACCTGCTGCCGCATGACTCTTATGATGGTCTACATAAGTTATTGGTGCAACAATATTCCAACGTTGAAGATATTCTTTGATATTATTATCTTTCCATTTCCATCCTTGGCCAGCAAATAACTGCCGAGCAGTTTTAAAATATGGATTTTCATACCAATATATTTGATCAGGATGTCCCCATTTGCCTGCATAACTTACTAGTTCATTGCACAAGTCGCGATCATTCTTTTTTCCGCTGAACCGCTCACTATGACTGGCAAATACTAATTTGCCATCATCAAATACTGCCAGCGCCGCATCATGGCTGTTTGCCGATATTCCCCAAGTGATCATTTGTAGATAAATGGATCACGTTTGCGTAATTCTTCAAGACGCTTTTTATAAGCTCTGTGTTCTTGCCATTTAGTGTATGGCCATAATATAAAATCAATTATTTTTTTCATTCTATTTCCTTAAACCATTGTTTAGCTCTAAGTCTTATTTTTAATGCATTTGATTCTTTCGCATTTATAATTAGGTATAGTGTTGCTAGTCTACCTAACTTTACTACAGCATCATTTACATCCTTAACCCCCGCAGGCCAATCAGGCATACTAATTGACCAACCGAACTCGATTGCTTGTTCTACAGTTTTAGGGCCTTCATGATCTTTATCTGGTACTAGTACCAGTTCTTTTCCTAGTTGCTTGAGTAGCCAGTTTTGACTGTCTTTAATCTCAGCGCCTAACAATGCACAAGCATCAATACTTATCGCATCAAAAGGTCCTTCACAAACGATTGCGAATTCTCTATTGCGTTGATTATCTAAATTAAACACATAGCCAGGTTGTTGCTCAGATATGTATTTAGGTTTAGCATCGTTAATAGCTCTAGCGGTGTATCCCACACAGGCTCCGTCTTTATAAAACGGCACTATTACACGATTACTAAATCCAACTTTTGGAGTCCAATAGAACGGATAGTCTTCTAATGATAAGTTTCTTCCTACTAGATATTCTAATACAGGCATTAGTTTTTCCGGTGGATTATCTAAGTAACTAGTAATTAATTCACTGTCTATTGGTAATGCTCTTTCATCAAACTTTGGTATAATACTTTGTATTACTACGTTTGAGTTGTCATTTAGCCTTAATGCTTCTAAACGTATTTGACTGATAACATCATCAGGCATGTTTAGGTCACGCATGAACTTTGACATCTTTTGACTTATGGGTCTGCCGGGTTGCCATGAACATTTAAATTGGCAATTAAAACAGTGATAGCTAACAGCATCGCCTGCATTAACTATGAACCCGCCACGCTGTCTTTTATCGTCACAGCAGGGCGCATTAAAACTTATCCAACCACTCGGAGTATGTTTTCGTTTCGAAGGTAGATATTGTAGTAATGTATCGGCTATGAGACTCATAGCACTATTATACTTAACTTACTATGATGCTGTCAACCGTTCCGGTATAATTAGTTCCAGTAACTATGTAAGTGTGTGAACCAACGGCAGAAACTCCGGATCCAACTACACCGATTACCGAACTAATAGCATAACTAGATGCGCCGCCACCTTGATTGTCCAATTGATTCACGGTGATGCGTAAATCATTTATTCCATCAGTGCCGCCCAATAAGCTGCCTAACACAACTATTTGGCTACCAACAGCATAGCCAGTACCGCCCGATCTTACCCCAACAATATAACTGCCTTCGTTTTGTGTAACTGAAAAACTAGCACCAGCACCATTAGACAATGGTGTAGTATACGATACTCTAAAATATTTAGAGTTGCCTATTACGTTATCTAGGCTTTGCCATGAACCTGTAAAATTTTCAAAAGAATAGGAATCTACATAAGGTCCTTTTTTCCATGCTTCTACACTAATCGTACTTTGCTGTGTAGATTCAACCCATACACTTCCAGTAAAACCTTTTAGTACAACTTCAAATGATAATGTTTCTGTTGGAGTTGCTTCATAAAATGTAGCAGGAATCGCACTTGAATGGTATGTTGGATGTCCTTTAAGATCGATCTCGGCAGTAAAATCAGTGTATACCCTGTCGTCACGGAACACCGGCATAGCGTTGCCGACTAGTTCCATTTTGCCCACTGCTCCGAATCTACTATCACCGTACAGAATAACATCGTTGCCATCTTTGTTTGCTGTAACGCTATAATTTAAATACTGACTTGATAATTCAACTAAATCTTCTTGTGGAATGGTAACTGTTGCTAAACCTTTGAGGGATGTTTGATTTAGTGGAGTAATTATGTAAGGGCTGTTCAATAACCCGTGACCGCTTGCATCCATAAGATTAAGCTCGATATTAGAAAGCGTATTTAAATCAATACGTTTTTGATCGGCGTTCTTAATATCAAACTCTATAGTGTTATCTATACCGTTGTAAATTTTTATTGTTCTCTGATACACGTTTGTATACTCCGTTGTAAATCCTGCCAGATCGGCTAACAGTTCAATCCTATTTGGATATAAATAACTTGAAATTTTTTGCATCGACAAGGATCCTTTAATAGTATTTATGGCAAAACTAAGAGACAATATAGAACAAAATTTACCCTTTATCAGCGTGATTAATTACGGTGTAGAAGAATACGTTGGTATCATTATAAATCAAGATCAGTTTGTAACTAGTTTTTATGATTTAAATGCTATTAAAACTTCAGACGAGCGGACTCTATTTTTAGAAATAGGAGAAACTTGGTGGTGGGAAAGCAACCGTCAATTCCCCATTAACATATTTTGTCGTGAACAAATATCACCCTTTCATTATGCCATTAGAACATTTAACAGTAAAGATGTCCGTGTTATTCTTGGACCTGTGGTTAATTTAATGAACTTAACCTTAAAACGTGTCAAACGTAAAAGTGTACAGTTAGTACGAAAAACCCGTTAGGTATAACCGTAACTAACACCTTCACAAATTAAATTCATCTGCACCACAATAACATGGGCATAAGCAACAGCATGTGCCTTCTTAAAGTAATACTCGTCATTCTCCGGTTTCGTCCAAACTTCCGTCATCACCGTAGTCCAATCTTTCCCAATCAGATAACGTTTGGCTGGGCGTATCATTGCCAAAACTGCCGCTAATTCTTCTATAGACTTTGGTTCCATTTGTCTCAGAATAGATCCATGCCCATTCACATGGAACAATAAGTTCACGAAGTCGTCCTGTAACAGTAAATCCCATAGTGGTTCAGTCTCCATTAATTCAAGTAAATGTTTTCTGTCTTTTACTCCTTCATAGACTCCTACATTTAAGAAATCTATTTTAAAATACCCTCTACGTTCTGCTTGTTTATACTCTATCGTACTTATTCCTGTAATTGGATTGTACGGGATAGCAGTACAATATATTCCAGTATTGTGCTTTTTAAAAGTGCCATTGTCGTCAATAGCCGCTGTGACTGTTTTAAACACATCTAGTGCTCGTGTTCTATCTGCAAAGTCAATATCAATATCAGGCATCGTTACCGTCCTTGTCCCATGTTGCAATTTTCTTCCATTGAAGATTTCCTGGAGTAGTATATGGAACATACACTTCACCGGTTTCTTTATCAGCCAACAACCATTTACCCGGACATTTAGTTGTTATATTCAATGTTATTGGCTCAGCTAATTCCTCAACTTCTGTATCATCTAACAGCTTTCTCATATATTCGATTCCTTGACTACCTGCCGAACTAGCTCAGTATCAGTGGATAATCTTTTAAATTTGTTTAGCCAGAACGGCAAATCCATAATAGCTCCAACTGCCGTTAACTGTTCATCATTGAACTTTTTTAGCATGTCTTTACCGTTCTTACTATTTAAAATAAGCCAAGGGCTTACTTTCCCGTCTCTAACATCAAATACAGCCCTGCTCAAACTGACGTATAAAAAGTAATGATTCCATTGGGCTTGATTATTTTCTCCCCATTCCATCATATGTTTAATGCTTCGCTCAAGAGCTGTTTCTACATTCTCAGTTCTAATTAAATCTATAACATACTTGTCATAAAGTTCATCTCTACACCAGTGATCTAACTTAACGCCACTAGTAACAACATAATTAATAAATTTGTCCGGATATAACGGATTTACGTTGCTAACAAAACTACCAAACTTTACAAACGCATTGTAGTAAGAGCTTCTTGCAAAGTCATCGTAATTTTTATCTTGTTTTGAATTTTGTGTAAGCCTATAAAATTTATTATACGTGTCAAAGCCCAACACCACATGTCTCTCAGTCCTAGCCATGTGTCTGCGTTTTTGTTCGCATACATGAACAGCTAGAGTTTTTTCTTTTGTAAAAGTACTTTTACAATGTTGGCAAATATATTCTGACATCACTTTAGTTTCTTGGCAATAACACTATCTTCCATTCCGTAAGTTTTTGCTAACGCTTTAAGCTCTTTATCAGTAGTTAAGTCGGCTAACATTTCAATCTCATCCATTTTACGGTTAGGATATATTTCAGCTAAGAATTTAACTTTCTTACTGTTACTACCTTCTTTTTTCTTAGGTGTAATATATTGATGGAAGAATTCAGTTTTCCCATCATAGCTACACATACACAACAATATCCACATGAGCTTAGGATGTTTCTGCGCTAACAAAAACCAATTCTTATTGAACAAATTATTAACCATTGTAACAAAATGTTTCTGTTCTTCAGTAGTAGGTGTCTTGCCTTTTTGCCAATGCTTATCGGGTTTTGCCGCACAGCTAATGTAACGGTTAAGAATGAATAACTCTTGTTTAAGTGACTTTTGTTGATCAGCATCCATGGCATCCCATAGCTCACGGACATTTTGATCAACGGCTGTTAGCTTTTCACTTAACTCTACTTTTTCACTCACGGATTTTATCCTTACTTAACTTGTATATCATTATAGCACGATCCAAGGCCTTTTGTAAAGTGGGATTGGTTTTCGCCTCTCGATGAATTTCACCCCACATCTTACTGTCCATTATGTGATCGTGCAACGGCCGGCCGTCACTAGTTCGAGTATCATAGTTATATCCAATCTCTTTCCTAGTGCTAGGATCAGCACCAAATTCTCGGGCATAAACAGTTCCCTTATCTCGCTCGTATATGTATGTTGCACCAGGTTTAAGACTTCCCATATTACAATATCTTATCCAATTGTATAATTTCACTTTGTCTTGATATTTCTTTGACAAAGTAAGCACAGTTAGGCTTATGTCCAAATGCTGTTGGTACAGCAAGTAACTGGCCATTTTTCATCTTTGGAAAGTACCATTTAACATCGCTGTAAAAATTTACAATTTCAATCTTTTTAAACTCTACTCTAAACGAACTTAGTGGATTAAAAATTAATGCTTCAAATCCTCTATCATTTAAACTAGTAAGCGGAAGAATTTCAATGTCACTAGCGCATGAACTATCTCCGACAGCAATACACCAATCGATAGGCATTGTGACTTCATCATTACCAATCCTTAATACCATTGCGGGTGCATTGAAACTTTCTAGAAAAATCAACGGCATAAAGAAAAAGTCCGGCTCGTTTGGAGAAGAGTTATCTAATACTGCAAACCTAGTATTGTCGTCTACTTCATCTGGTAAATTACTTAATGAAAATGTTTCATTGTCTAATGTTAATATCTGCATAATTCCTTTATTTTTGCCAATCTATCTTTTCAATCGTGAACGGATACTTGGCATCCTTGTAAAATTTCTTCCTCGTAGTGAGGTGACGCTTGGCGAACTTGCAGGTCGAAGTGACATCCCAGATTTGTACAAAGTCTTTGTCTTCTGCTTTTCTAATGCCTCGCCCAATACTTTGTATAACGCGGACAAAGCTCTTTCCGGGTTCAAGAAGAACCAGATTAAAAATCCTTGGGATATTAATACCAACAGCGGCCACACCGTAAGTCGCCACAGTAATCTTGTTATCATTTGTCGCATGGTCTTTGTACTCTTCTTGTCGTTTCGTGCCCTTTACTTCACCCGAAATAAAAACAGCGTCGTCCAATAAATCTATTAATTGTTTGCCTGAATCAATTCTATTAACTAGAACTAATGTATTGCCTGTTTCCGATAAGCCTTTTACTAATTTTGCAATGTATGCTATCCTGTCAGGGTTTGTAACAAGATATTTCAATTCTTCTGCATATGACTTAAACTCTGGTAAGTCAATGAGTTGTGTAATATTAACGTGAAGATTACTTAGTATCCCCATCTCTTGTAATTGGTGAGCTTTAATGCCGCCAACTACTGGTCCAATACTAGCGTATATAGGTTGTGCTTCAAAATCGTCTTTAGGCACTGTACCCGTTAACCCCCAACGTATAGGAGCATTACATAGGTTAATTGTAAGCAGATTTTTTAATACTTCTGCTTTTGCCATATGTACTTCGTCAACAATAACTGTCTTAACCCCGTCAAGGAATTCTGCTAGTGTTAATGCATTTTCCAAGTCCCAATTTTTACTTTTCTTATCTAACACGTTAAGACTTTGCCATGTACATATAGTGTGTGTTTTACCAAGATCCTTTCGATCACCGAAATAAACACCAACGTCAAGTCCAACATTGATATAATCTTCTTCTGTTTGTGTAACTAGATCTTTATTAGGAACAATTACAATAGTTCTTCCGTATTTTTCTGCACAGTGACTTAGTGTAGCAGTCATAATAGTTTTTCCGGCGCCTGTCGCTACTTCTTGCAAGGCCTGCGTATTGGTAAAGAACCGGTTAACTACTTCGACTTGGTCGTCACGTAGTGTAATCGGTTGTCCAGCAAATCGATGTCCCGCGGGCCATACTTTACCCATATCTGCCCAATAGGTATTTGTAATTTCTTTAAATTCAATTTGGCCAGTAGTGCGTAAGTCTTCAACTTCTTCAATATGGACACGTATACTTGCAAGGATTTCTAGACACTTTTCTAATTGACTCAAGTAGCCATTACCACCTAGACCAAACATACTAACCATGCCGTCCCATCGTCCTAATTTATACGCAGGTTGATATCGTGCAGTTGGGTTTTCATACTTAAACGAGTTAGACAATTTTTTTCGAGCATCTAACGGAAGATTCTCAAATTTAATATTAACTTCGTCTTTAATGACTAATTTTATTCCCATTTTAATACAGTTTCCATAATTGGTTCTACATCAGTATATGATATAATTAAGTCACAACAGTTTGCATATACCGCAGTTTTACTATGTCTTAAGGGTGCGCCAAGGCTTATGACACTCATAGGTTTCCAGTCAGTTTTTAATAAAAACTTTGGAATCTTTCCGCTTTGTACTCCGACTACTTGTGTAGCTGAATCAAGTTGACAATTGTAACTATTGTTGGCAATACATTGATTAAATTCTTTTCCGTTGTCAGTATTATCTAATCTAAAGTAAATGCCAACGTTATCGTAAATTCCAAAATCTTTTAAATTTTCCGATAAAATTGTTAGTTCTTCTAGACATTTCTTAGGAGTGTAGGAATCAAACACAACTAGCAGTGGAAACCTTTTAAGGTTAATTAATGATTCAATAACTTGATTAACTGTATACGTATTCTTATCAATCCATACTTTTGAAGTTTTTCTTGCGGCAATAATCTCAGTTAATGTTTCCGGAGTTTTACTACTTTTTTCATAGTAATACTGATATCGAATACTGCGATCAATAATAACACTTTCGTCTATCGCAGTGTCAATGCCTAAGTCAGCAGTTATTTGTTTTTGGAAGTTAGGATATACAATGTTAGTTATTAAAAACTGTTTTTGAACTTCTTCTGCCGCCCACGATTTTATAGTTTTGTAATGAGTTAGTATCCTTTCATCAACTATAAAATCATACTGCTCAAGCTCTTCAACTAGTATAACAATGTTTTTTTCCGTAAGATCAGCAGTATAAATTTTGCCAGTTAATAGTTGTGTTAGATTTGAAACTTTCTTAGAAAGAGACTGTAGTGTCTTTCTTATAGGGCTAGAAAATGTAAATTCTATACTAATACAAGGATCGGTATCGGCTTGGTTTAAAATATATAATTTTTTTACTACTTCAATTTGCCTAAACAACTTTGACCAAATAGGTGTTGTTAAACTCTGTTTCATCTCTTCAGATAAAACTGGTATTTTTTCTTGGTTGTCGCGAATAATTTTTAAAAGCAATCGGCCTTGATTTTCAGTGATGAATGTTGTATTTGAAATAATGCCAGCTAAACTTCGTAAGACTTTAGCATCTCTTTTTAAGAGATATTCTTCAACTGTGGGATTTGTTTTATTTACAATATCCAATAAAATCTGATCAATTGTCATCATACATTTATTATACATACCTTTGTTAGCAAAGTCAAGCCTTTTAGTGAAAAAAATAGGCCTCAATATTATTTAAGGCCTATAGTCTGCCGTTTGGGCAAATTGATTAAATGCTTGCGTCTTCCATACCAGCAACACGGAGTTTTACAATGTTTGTAATTTGCCATTGTTTTTGGTCTAATGCCTTGGTAATGCCTAACCATCTGTTGCGTAGCAAAGCAAACTCGTTGATAATTTTTTCAAAGTCAACAACGTCTGCTTCACCCTCGACAAATTTTTCACAGTCACGACTACTAAGAGCACGTTGATAGTTTTCTAAGTATTTGCGAAAGTGTTGACTTTTGAGTCTACGGAGTTCTATATTAAGATATTCTAAGATTGCTTCAATTTCTTGTAATTGAGTAAAACGTTGTTCAACGATTCCGGGCATTGCTGCCGAGGCTCGTTCAACATTCCCACTAATACGGCACTCACTTCGTGCTTCATCGAGTTCAGCATTAAAGTAATCTACAGCATCAGGTATATAAGAAATATCCTTTGCAATCTTAGTATACCACATTAAAAATCCAATTCTTTAAAGTCATTTTCTTCATCATCGCCGGCATCTTCTTCTTCCGGTTCATCAAGATAGTAATCAATTGCCGCATCAAGTACATTATCTACACCTGTGGCGTTTTGTAAAACCTTATCACTGATCCCGTAATCTGCTAGGAGATCGATATATCTCTCAGCGACTACTTCTACTTGTTTTTTATCTATATAGTCTGCAAAAAGCATCCAGATATCACCAATTTGACTTTCATTCAACATTCTCGTCTATCTCCTCAGGAATGGTAGTTGTTGTTAAAGGTTTGATATGAAATTTTGCCATTAACATATCTAATTTATCATCTTTCCATTCTTTTCGGTAGAATTTGAATTCCTCACCTGTCTCCGGATCAACCCATTTGAGCCTATTACCTTCTTGTTTTAACAAGCCGGCTTTTTCGCACATATCAACCATTCCGCTATAAGGATTCATACCTGTTTCATATGGAATTTTAATTTGTACAGTTTCAAAAGGCTTACTGTAACGAGTCTTCATGATCTTACAACTAGCACGAATACCCATTACATCTGATACTTTATTACCGTCCTCATCCTCTTTGAGTTTGAGTTTTTTCATAGCAACAACAATACTAGACGCATAGACAAAGCCTTGTCCACCACTAATTTTGTCGTCTGGATCAAACATGTCTTGACTTGCGTATGTATGGTTTGTACAAACCATACCCACGTTATAACTACCAAACATATTAACACAATTACGAACAAGGCTTGTTAGTGCTTTAGGTTTACGGCCCATGTCTCCCTTCATGTCACCAGCTTGGAACTGATTAATGTCAGTAGGGGTAAGTAACATACCCAATGAGTCTATGACAAATAAGACTTTAGGACGCTCTGCCATTTCTTTGTACTCTTTCATGAATTCATGA